ACACCGATTGCTCCCAGCAGGGAGTGCTGCTGGGCTGATCTTTTTCTGGCGAAGGCCATTTTCTTCATGGAGTGACGATGGATCCTACTGACCTCGGCCCAGGCACAGCTACCTGGCTGGGCGGTACCGGAACCGTGTTGCTGGCCGGCTTCCTTTGGCTGCGTAAATTCCTCTCGAAGGATGCTGCTGACAGGGCGATGGATAACGCCGACATTTTCACGCTTCGCCGGCTGAATGAGCTGCTGGACTCCGAGCGTGTTGCGCGGAAGGAAGCTGAAGCCCGCGCTGACCAGTTCGCCAAAGAACGCAACGAGCTTGCCGCAGCAGTAGGGCGGATGGAGGGGAAGATCGAAGCCCTCACCAGTCAAGTCGCACAGCTCACCGCAACGGTTACCTCGCAGAGCGAGGAGATCGCCCGCCTGCGTACCAAGCTGGGAGACATCAACTGATGGACAGATGCGCTATGGAATTCATTGCTCGCCGCTGGTGGCGTCGGGCAGAGGTATGGGTGATCGCCGCGCTCCTACTCGCCGGCGGTCTGATCCTCGGCTACCAAGCCGGTGTGTGGTCAGCCAGTAGTGAACACACCAAGCAGCTCGCCGAAGTGCGCCGCGCTTATGACGCTGCACTGGGTAAGCGGGACGTCCGGTTGAATAGCCTCGCCGAGAAGACACAAGACGCCGCAGTGAAGGTGCAAGAGGCCTCGCACTCAGTCGTCCAGGCCGCTGACACCGCGAGCAAGGCGGCGGAGAAGGTCAGCGAAGCCGTAGAACGGCAGGCCCCATGAGCGCCTTGCTGAAGCTGGTCCCAGCGTGGGTATGGGTAGTGCTGACAGCGCTCGCAGCTGTCGGTTACCTATCGCTGCGTCTCGATAGCGTGATGGACGATCGAGCAGCCATCACCGCCGAGCGCGACACCGCCACTGCCCGCGTGAACTCGCTCACCAACACGCTCCGCATTCAGCGCGAGATCACCAATGACATCAACCGAGTCTCCGACGATGCGAAAGCCAAAACTGAGCACGTGTCGGCTGCCGTTGTTGTTGCTGATAACCGGGCTCGCAGCCTGCAGCAGCAAATCACTGACTTCCTCGCCAAGCGAAAGTCTTGTGCTGCCGAGGTTGCCAGCGGAAGCCAGGCAAGAGCCGACCTTACCGTTCTGCTCGCCGACTTGCGTAGAAGCGCTGACGAAGAAGCGGGAAGACTGGCAGAAGCGCTTGATCGAAGCCGAATAGCTGGATTGGCGTGTGAGGCTGCATACGAGGCCGCGCAGAAGAGTAAGTAGGTCGCGACACGTTTCGCGAGAGTGCAAATTGTGTCGCGACACCGGAGGCGAGCATGCGACTGAGCAAGCGAGGGCGATTCGTTGATCCATACAGAGGCAACGGCTTCTTCATATCTTGGGTAACAAGGCGCGGGTGGTTCCTCACTGCGATACGGCCAAAGAACTGGCATCTGTATTACGTTCGGCCATCCCCTTGGGTGCAACGCTTGTATGTGGGGCCGTTCGAGTTTGAGCTCACAACTTTCCGGAGCAAAGCATGACCAACGTCACCAGACTGCGTCATGCGTTGCCATTGAGCGCAGACATCAACAGGGCTGTGACTGAACTGGATGCTGCCATCGCCAAAGCAATCGATGCGGCCAAAGCTGCCGGCTTGCCTCAAGGTCTGGTGGTGGCAATCCTCCACGGGCATGCCCACGCGCAGACGCATGAAATGGTGAAGGCATGACCGCGCAAATCCATGACATCGCCGACCAGCGCCCGCACCTGATGGTAGTGGCCAGTGACGGCGCCCATGTCATCCCGCGCGCACTGATCCAGTCAGTGATCGACGGCAAGCAACCATCCGCCATCCTCACCGAGGCGGTAGTGCAGCGCATCATTGAAGAATGGCTGCAGAAGGTGAGCGCATGACCGCCAAGCTGATCGACTTCAAGCGCGAGGGATGGCGCGATGCCGCAAAGACGCTGCGCAAGATCGCAGATGATCTCGATGCCGGTGTGCATCCGGAATGCACTGTAGGCGCCTTGACCCTGATCGGTCCGAAAGGGCAGGTGACGGTGTTCGGGCTCGGCCCCAAGTGCGACGACCTGCAATGTCTGGGCGCTATGCGCTTGGGCGAGCAGAAGCTGATTGATGTGCTGCTGGTTGGCGGGGAAGGGTAGGTGTGCCGCTTGTGAGTGCGGCACAGGCAAACGCCTATTCTTATACTTCGCGGCGGATATAGATGTTCTTGTTCTGAGGTGTCTTGCGCTTAGTGAATACCACGTCGCCAACAAACCCCTCGCGAACGTTTTTGCTAAAGCTCCGACCTATAGATTTACGTGTTGCGGGAGATACCCGCAGCCATTCGGCAGGTTCGGCAAGGTCACGGGTGGTGAACTCGATATTGACGGTCTGCTTCTTCGCCCGCGCAACGATTGCTGCGAGCAAGATTTCGCCCTTCGCGACATCTTCAGCATCGGCGGAAAGGGAGCTTGCACCAAGGGAAAGGAGGGAGAGAGCGATCTCCTCAAATTTCTTACCAGCAATCTGGGCCTTATTGCTGATCGTGGAAAAAAGCTCTTCTGGGATGTCGAGGATTACTTGGGTCATATCGATTCTCTGCCGGGGATGAGGTTTAAGAACTTAAAGAAATGTATAAGAACGGTGTTCTTATGTCAAAAGAATTTTTGGTGAGACATGATCAGGCCAAGCCCTCCCGAGTCATTACTTGAGCTCTCAGATCTTTCCAACTGCGGTATCCGCCTTATGCCCGCGCCCGAAGTGTGGGAGTGGCTCCAAACCGAAATCCTCGCTGACACCGGCAGCATCCACAACGAAGACCACGCCCATCTGATCTATGCGGACATTCGTGTGATGTGGGCATCTGCTGCTTTCACGAAGAAAGGTCGCACGGTAGTAGGTCAGGCCGAGCAGGTAGCGTTCCGCGCCGGTGGCTGGCAGAAGGCCCGGATGGAACAGCAGATGCTGGATTGGTTCGGCGACGTGCCGGCCTACATCATCACGCTGGCTGCCGACTACTGCGCGGATTGCTCAGACGCTGACTTCTGCGCACTGGTGGAGCATGAGCTGTACCACATCGCTCAGGCGACCGATCAGTACGGCGCGCCCAAGTTCACCCAGGAAGGATTGCCTAAGCTTGAGATGCGCGGACACGACGTTGAAGAGTTCGTCGGTGTGGTGCGTCGGTATGGGGCGAGCCCTCAAGTGCAAGAGCTGGTGGACGCTGCAAACAATCCTGCTGAGGTGGGGAAATTGAACATATCGAGGGCCTGCGGAACCTGTCTGCTCAAGTCGGCCTGACTTTGACAGTACTTTGACGGATGCCCACTTATGGCCGCACTCAGAGACGAGGTGAAAGCCTTTGTCGTACAGGCTCTCGCCTGCTTTGACACGCCATCTCAAGTGGTGGTGTCCGTCAAAGAAAGATTCGGGCTCGAAGTTACCCGCCAACAGTGCGAGGCATACGACCCGACCAAGTACGTTGGACGCAACCTGCACGTGAAGTGGCAGACGCTGTTCAACGACACCCGCAAGAGGTTTCGCGAAGAGACGGCAGAGATCCCGATCGCCAACCGAGCGTATCGACTTCGCACCTTGGGACGAATGGCCGAGAAGGCCGAGAACATGAAGAACATGGCGCTGACTGCCCAGTTGTTAGAGCAGGCTGCGAAGGAAGTCGGCGACGTGTATGTGAACCGCCAGACCAAAAACGAAAACCCTCACGACAACCTTCCGCCCACCCGAGTGCAGGTAGACGTGGTGGACGCGAGGAAGCCTGATGCCGACGCTTAACGTCCCGCAGGCAAGATTCCTCCAGATGGAGAATAAGTTTCGCGGCTTTGTCGCTGGGTTTGGTTCCGGGAAAACGTGGGTAGGCTGCGCAGGCATCTGCAAACACGTATGGGAATGGCCTCGGATCAACTCAGGGTACTTCGCTCCGACCTATCCGCAGATCCGCGACATCTTCTTCCCGACGATCGAAGAGGTGGCTTTCGACTGGGGCCTGAAGGTCAAGACGAAGGAGAGCGACAAGGAGGTCGAGTTCTACAGTGGCGGCCAGTATCGCAGCACGACCATCTGTCGTTCGATGGAGAAGCCGCAGACGATTGTTGGTTTCAAGATTGGCCATGCACTGGTGGATGAGCTGGACGTCTTGCCCGCACTGAAGGCCGAGCATGCATGGCGCAAGATCATTGCCCGTATGCGCTACAACGAGCCCGGGCTCAAGAACGGCGTAGACGTGACCACGACGCCGGAAGGCTTCAAGTTCGTTTACCAGCAGTTCGTGAAGCAGCTGCGCGAGAAGCCCTCGCTCCAAGGCATGTACGGTCTAGTACAGGCCAGCACGTTCGACAACGAGTTGAACCTGCCGCCCGATTACATCCCATCGTTGATGGAGTCTTACCCGCCACAGCTGATCCTGGCCTACCTCAACGGGCAGTTCGTCAACCTGAATGCCGGGTCGATCTACCACGCGTACGACCGGAAGCTGAATGGCTGTTTCGATGCGGTGGAGCCAGGCGAGCCGCTGTTCATCGGCATGGACTTCAACGTCGGCAAGATGGCGGCGATCACGCATGTAAAACGCGCAGACGGGAAGCCTCGGGCAGTCGACGAGCTGATCGATGGCTTCGATACCCCGGACATGATCCGGCGCATCAAGGAGCGCTACTGGCGCTACAACGGCAAGGACTACGAGAAAACTTGCGAGATTCGAATCTATCCGGATGCCTCGGGTGGCTCCCGCAAGTCGGTAAATGCCAGTGAGACAGACATTGCCATCCTGCGCCAAGCGGGATTCAGCGTCATCGCACCAGATGCGAACCCGCCGGTGAAAGACCGCATCAACGCCATGAACGCGATGTTCTGCAACGCCAATGGCGAGCGGCGCTACCTGATCAACCCGCTGCGCTGCCCGACTTATGCCGATGGCCTGGAGCAGCAGGTGTGGGCGCCGAATGGCGAGCCGGACAAGAAGTCAGGCGTCGACCACGCGAACGACGCAGGCGGCTACTTCATCCACCACGACTACCCGATCATCCGGCCGGTCACGCACATTCCTGTCACATTCAGCTTCTGAGGCCATCCATGGCGAATTTCAGCACTCCCCGGGCAGAGTACGCACAAGCCCTGCCTGGCTGGCAGTTGGTGAAACGCTGCGTAGCCGGTGCGCGAGAGGTGCGCAAGCACGACGAATACTTGCCGATGCCAGACCCGGAAAACAAATCACCTGAGAACCTGGCTCGGTATAAGCAGTACAAGAAGCGGGCGATGTTCCTCAACATCACCGGTCGCACGCGCACCGGCTTGATGGGG